TATAACAGGTAAATTAAAATGAGCTCTAACTTTTTCTAATATATTATTACAAACTAATCTTAAATTATTTATTTGTTCTTCATTAGGAGTATTATCCATACCTTTTCTTATCGCGGTATCCGAATACGTTAATTCTTGTAACGTAAAATTTTGACTTAGTATCATTTTAATTCGTTTCTTAATCTTTTAATAACTTCTATTATTTTATGTTCGTATTCTTTATTTGTCGAATAGCTATCTAAAGCTCTGGCCATTCTAACAGGATCTGTATTTAAAGTAAAGTCACGAGCTCTTCTAAATTCTGAATACACTTGTTTAGTATTAAGGATCTCTATGTAATATTTAGTAGAGTCACATTTATGATTAAACATTCTAACTCTCCATTCAATAGATTCATGTTGCTTAAATGGTAACATCCCGTTTTTAGACCAAACTCTAATACCATATAAATTATTACCTTCTTTTGCAAAACGGCTTTGACCATAGTCACTTTCAACTATAGCTTGTGCTATCATTAATTCTCTGTTTATTCTTTGATTGAAGGGAAGGTCTAGGTAGATGTAGTCTATGCACTTATTTAAGGCTTGAATGAATTCTTTATTTGTATGGTATTCAAACCTTGGAGGACCAAAACCTAGGTTATTCTTTACCCAGGCGATAATGGCCGACTCCGTTTTCTTCTTCGCTATCGGGTTTGGAAAGAATGTACCTAATACAAATGCTGCTAGAGCTATTATCAAATATTTTATTATTATAATCTTGGTTTTCATGACATTTACATTGAGTTAATAAGCAGCATCCAACTGCTAATTTGTTGATACAATTATTTGCAGCTACAGATTTTGTCGTCACTTTTTAATTTAACACCAGCTAATAAACCGATGAAACCCCCGATGATTGTTTGAAAGGCAGGGGATATTAGTTTGAAAATTTCAGCATTATCTACTTCTTTATAGAATAAACCAGCCATTAAAGTGGTAACCATAACTAATATAACTATACATAAAGTTATAGCCACACTTGTGGTTACTACGAATGTTAATTTCTCTTTGTTCATTTTCCACTCCTATAAAAAATTAAATTAAAGATATGTCTTGTTTGAATTATTACACATATTGCAAAAAATGCAACAAATAAAAAACAATACAATAATAATGTCATTATTAAATTAAAAAATAATGAAATATAAAAATAAAAAAATGATAAAATGTGTTGCATATATAATTATTTTTTTAACATCAACATCCCATTTACTAGCTACATTAATAGTAACAGCATCATGTTTAAATAAAAGTAATGTTAAAAAATTTGCAAAACTTTGAACTGCATAAATATATATTAAAAATCCTCTATGAATGTAAGAATACAATCCAACTAAAAAAAACCAAATTAATTTTATTTTTTCTTTTAATTTATCCATATATATCTCCCCATGTATCACCTGATTCGTAATCAACTTTATTTGGGACAGCAAGTGTAACAGCGTTTTCCATAATGTCTATAATCTTTTTAGCCTGATTATCATCAATAACTGATATGTCTAATTCATCATGTATTTGAATATGTGGTATAATTCCTTCATTATATAAATCTAACATAGCTTTCTTTGTCATATCTGCGGCAGATCCTTGTATTAATTTATTTAATGCTTTGTAAGTAAAAGCTCTTCTTATTCTTCCTCTACCATAAGTTGCTTCTGCTTCTTCTAATGTCATAGGAGTATGCATACCAAATTGAGCCGGTTCCCATTTATTAAATCTACAACGACGACCAAGTAATGTTCCAATTGATCCAGATGTTTGTGCAAGTGCAGATGTTTTATTCATAAGTTCTTTTACAAATGGAACGTTCAAATGATATTGATTAAATAAATTTTCAGCTTCTTGTTTTGTAGATAAACCTAATTCAGCTTGAAGTTTAGCTTTACCCATTCCATAAAATAAACCAAGGTTAATTGTCTTAGCCTGTGTTCTTGAAATACCCGCCATATCAGCAACAGTTTGATGGAAATCTACAGAATTATTTTTAAACTCATCTACAATCTTTATTACAGATTCATCAAAACAAATTGGTTCTGTTGTAGCTGCATAATGTACAACAAGTCTTGGTTCTTGTTGAGAGTAATCGAAACATCCCCACTTATGTCCAACTTCAGGAATAAATAAAGATCTAATCATTGGCCCTAGTTCCTTGTTTCTCGCCGGGATCTGCTGGAGATTAGGATTAGCGTAACTGAATCTACCTGTTACAGTTCCACCTTGATCTGATTTAATTGGATTGATGTCGGCATGAATACGACCTTTATGTTCAAACTTTAAAATTGTATCTATAAAAGTTGTATGAGCTTTATTTATTTCTCTTGCTTTTGCAATCATATTAACTATAGGGTGTTTGTGCTCCGATAAAAAATTCTTTGTAAAGGAAGGTGCGTGTGATTTCTCAGTTCTTTCGTAAGGTAGGTTTAATTTATCAAAAACTGTGGCAATTGATCTTGCAGCCCAAATTTGTGGCTCTATCCCTGTTTCTGCTTTTACTTTTCTTAGCAACTCTTGTTCTTGCGATGTTAATGTTTTCTTTAGCTCTTTTGCTTTTTCTACGTCAACTCGGACTCCTTTAAATTTCATATCTAAAAGACAAGGAAATAGTTGTGTTTCTAGATCAAATACTTCTTGTAGTTTTTGTTTACCTATTTCTCTAGATAAAACTTTAAATAATTCCAATGTTAATGAAGCATCTTTCTCAGCATAAGTTCCAACATACATAGCAGGAAGTTTATACATCTCAGCTTTAGCATCTATTCCCCATGATGCAGCAGCTTCATTTAATGATTTTTCGTCTTTAGTTTCACCTAAATAATCAAATGATACGCTATTTAATGAATACCACAGTCTATTTTCATCAATTAAAGATGCCATAACCATTGTATCAACAATATGTCCATTTATTTGTATTCCATAAGCTCTTAACCAGCATACATCATACATTGCATTGTGAAATATTTTTACAGAATCATTAGCACAAACTTCTTTTACCCAACTTAATACTTTTTCTTTTTCTAAATTACCACCACCTTCGTGAGCTATTGGATAATAAGCAGACCAACCTTCAACAGCAACAGCTATACCTACTATTTCTCCTTGACCTCTTATTGCACCTGATCCACTTGTTTTTAAACCCGGATCTTTTGTCTCTAAGTCAATTGCTATATATTTATAACCTTTTAAATCAGGAAAATTCTCAGGACAAATCCATTCTTTTTGTGCTTCAAACATCATTTTAATATCCGATCATTAAACATATAACTAATGCAACAGTGCTTATTATTAAATAATCAATTATCATTTTTTTTATAATCTCTTTCTATTATCATTTCTAAATAATGTATTGCTTTTAAAAGATCTTGCTCACCACCTTTGTCTTGATGCCTGCAAATATATTTAATTGCATTACCCTCTGCAAACAGTATCCTATTATCATTGATAAATCTAGAAGGTTGTATTTTATATTTTTTATAATGCGCTCCTCCTACTTGTTTAAAAAACACTTTATTACTCATAGTATTGGATCTCCTGGTATATAGTTATAATAATCTTCTACATCAGATTGCATGATATAAAGATTTTCTTTTGCTCTTGTCACACCCACAAAAAACAATCTATGTTCTGGATCAGAATTTTTTAATGCAGAGTCATATATAATTTTTTCCATTCCTGTATATAAAACTACATTTTCACATTCTTCACCTTTGACACCATGTATTGTGGATATTTTAATTCTTGAATCTTTTAATAAATCATCACCATTATTTAATAATGATTTAATATATGCTTTTGAATCTTCTTTTATGCTTAATTGTTCCCAGTTCCCCGATACTAGCAACCCGTGGCTCATCATTAGATCATCTAGATCTACGTAATCTACGGTATCTAAAGATTTACCTGTTGAAAAATTTGGTTTAATTAATTTATCTTTAACAGTTAAGAATTTATAAATTGTTTTAGCTTCCTCAGATCCAACTGTTGCTCCCTGATTTAATCTTATCCATAGTCTATATGCTTCTAATAGTTCAATTGGTAATAAGCTATTGATTTTACTATCAAATCTTATGTTTAAAGAAGTTAAATAATCTCTAATTGGATATAACATTTTATTAGTTCTAGCTATAATCATCCAGTTTCCAGAATTAAAATCTAAATTATCTATTGATTGATTATAATGAACACTTCCTTCAGCATCTCTTGGAAGCCAGGCTTTGATCATTCTATTTTCTACATTATCTAAAATACTTAAAGCTACTTTATGAATAGCTCTTGGAACTCTTCTTGATTCAATTCTAGGATCCATTTCACCTTTTAAATTCATAAATATATCTTCGGAAGCACCTTGAAAAGTGTATATTGTTTGATCATCATCTCCAGCAATGAAAGATCTTTCACATTTTGATTCAATATAAAAAAACATGTCCCATTGCAAAGGATTTAAATCCTGTGCTTCATCGAGAAAGACAGCGTTGAGTGGAGGACACTTATCTTTCTCGATAAACTGTTTAATCATATCAGAGAATTCAATCATCCCTGTTTGTTCTTTATATGATTTTAAATCGGCATCAATTTGTTCTGTTAACCATACTTCAATAAAATGATGTTTATCTAATTCTATTGCTGCATCAATAATTGAAATCTTTTTAGCTCTTGAA